GTAGTAGCTTGTGTAAAAGGGTCTCTTAATACAGCTAAATTTACTCTGTCTACAATCATGTATGCTTTACTAAAGTCACCAAAGGCAACTGGGAAAGCATTTTGTGCAATAGAAGGCATATCTGTAGCTTCAACATATGGTTGACCTAAAATAGTATTAACCATGTTTCCACCTAACATCATACCTGTTTGAAATACATACTGACCAGCAGTATCTTTAAGCTTTCTAATAGCAGCTAAAGTGCTTCTGTTAAATACAAAAGTACCATTTCTACCATAGTCAGACTTAATGTTATGCACTAATGAAATCAAGCTATCTGCTAGGATTGCAGTATTTGAACCTGAATCTACTGAACCAACATCACTGTTGGTCATAAATCCTTCAGGTTTGCCTACAGCATTACCACTTACAAATGCAGCTCCTTCAGCTTTTGCAAACTGTGTAGAGAACTCTGATTGCATTTCTGCTTCAAGATCAAATACTGAATCTTCTAAGTCCTGCTCAGAAATATCAACAAGAGCATAATGCTCATGTGCTGGTAATTCTTCCAGTCCTACTTGATACCCAGTAGTTTCACTTCTTGTACCACTTTCAGCTACCCATTGTGCAGAGAATGTACCAGTCCTTTTTGGGATTTGTACACTTCTTTGCCCTGTGCTTCTTACTCTAGCAATACTACGAATAGGTGAGATTTCTGTTATATCTTTTAACAGCTCTCTTATATATTCAGGTGGTGCTAAGTAACCGCCAGTTGAGTCATTGCTGACTGTTAAAGCTTTCTTTTCTACTGCATCAAGTCCTTCTAGTCCTTTTCTGCAATACTTGTCAAAAGCTTCCATGTAGTCATCTACTTGCTTACTTTCAATACCTGAGTTAGGTCTTTTTACGACTGTCTCTAGTTTTTCAAGTTGGCTTTTGATGTTTTCAGCGTTAGCTTCAGCAATCGTTAGTTTCTGATTAATGTCTTCATAAGAATCCATTTTAGCTTCCATCTTAGCTAATTTCTCGTCCACATATGCTGTACTCTCGCCTTTTTCAATCGCTTCAAGTCTTTCGTCATTGACCTTTTTAAATTCTGTAAAGGTTGAACTCATTTCTTGAATAGCGTTTTTTACATCTTCCGACATAATTATCTCCTATATTAAGATTTTAAGGTTAAAGTTAAGTTCTTTATGGCATCTACCAATTCAGCATTAGAGCCAACCTCTCGTTGACTGAATGCATCAGTTACAGCTTTTGCTGCAACTTTCGCTTCTGAACGAGAAATGGAGAAAGCATCTCGCATTCCATTTTCCCATTCTCTTATGGTTATCTCTTCACCCTTAACAGACATTACTGTTGCTTTAGGGTTCATTGGAAATGTTACCAACGAGACTTCCATTAAATCTACTTCTTTGATAATTCGCTTGTTTGCTCTTTTATCGTAAGAAACTTCTTGTGGGTTTACTCTAAAGCCTATTGATAGACCATCTAAAGCACCCATTTTTAATAATTCATATGCTTCTTGACCTGCTTGTGTCTTTAAAGCTAACCGACCTTTTACATATAAACCTTTATCATCTTCTCTGATCGTATCAAATACACCAATAGGCATATCTGACTTGTGTTGATAAAGTAATTTAACTTGATAAGGTTTTTTCTTTTTTAAACTTTTGGCAAATGCTCCTGATTCAATAACATCATTACCTAAGTCTTTATTACCAAAGACAGAACCATAGCCTTCAAAAGTACCATAGTCTTTATCTTCTTCTTCATCATCGTAAGCTTTAAGTTCTGATTGAACCTCTAAGGTTTGTTCAAGATTATCTAATGCATCTTTCATGTCTTTTGGTTTCTTCTTTTTAGGTTTTTTACCATATCCTGATACTTCTCTGCCAGTAAGTTCAGTATATTCTTCGTGTGTTTTACATGGCATAAAGATTTTATTACCATTATCGTCATGAGAATGTGTACCTACACAACCAATTTCTTTTGCTCTTGCTTCTGCTTCTTCTTCGGTAGTATAAACATCTTCTCGTAATTCTTCTTTGCTATCTAAAGAATCTTCTTTATCTGAATTATAACTGCTGTTACAGACAGCTAACCTTTGATTTGAATCATTATATTCATCAACCATAGTGCTATCTCCCATGCATCGTTTCATAAATTCTTGCCTAGACTCATTACTGTTAGGTTTAGGTATAGGCATAATTACTTCATATAGTATCTTATTGAATTGATAAGCACAATATATAGGTTAATTAAAATAATTAAATAAATACTTGCATATGTATTCCATTTCGTATTATAATTATCTTATATTAATAAATTGAGCCGAAAGGCGGGATAAAATAAAATGAAAAACTACTTAACAAAAAAAGAATACTCAGGACAAAACATAGATACGCTTTACGAAGCAGGATATGAAGAAACTGATGCATTTGTTACTTTTAAACAAGCACTAAAACTAGAAGGAGTTACTGGTAAAAGTTTAAAAGGTATAAAAAAAGCAGCAACATTGTTCTTTCTTAAAAAAGAAGAAGACAAAAAAACTGGTAAAGAAAAAACAACTAGAAAATACTTTACAGTATTTGATATACAAGATGTTTTTAAAACAGTAGAACTTAACCAAAAGGCAGCAGCATAAGCTGCCTTTTTTTATAGGAAATAAAATGAAAACAGTAAAATACGAATCAGGCAAATATTCAAGACTTGTTGGTAAAGGCAAGACAAGAGAAGAAGCTATAGCAAATTTAGAATCTAAAAAATTACAAAAGCAAAAAAAAGATTATTTAAATCAATTTACATCACAAGAAATTAACGCTTTATATTCTGCTCTTGAATGTGCTATTTGTAATGAGGAAGAATTTAATAATGAATTTGCATTACTTAGTTCTGTTTGGGGATATAAAACTTATCAAGCTATTGAAGATACATTAATAAGACTTCATAGATTATCAGTAATATTAGAAAAAATAGAGGGTAATAAAAATGACTGAACTAAAATATACAGCAAAAGATATAGATAGTCTGATCGCAGAAGAAAAATTATTTAACGGAAATGATTGGGAGTTTATAAAATCTAAATGCGAACCAATTATAGATATACCTAATACTACTAAATCAAATGAAGAGTGGCAGTCTAATTGGAACAAAGGAAGCAAAAAACTTCAAGAAAGTGGCAGTCAATGTTCTTGTTGTGGCAGACCTGTAAACGATAGAGTTATGTTTCACATGGTTATGGGTGGTGGTTGCATGGCAAATAAAAAAGATACTTTAATTATCTCTTTATTTGATGGTGGAGATATGTATCTATATCCCATTGGATCTGTTTGTGCCAAAAAGTTGACCAAAGAAATTTTAAAACCTTTAGGTTTAAAACCAAGAGATTATTTTTATGGTGTTGATTATACTGCCAAATATGAAAATGATCCTGAATATCTAGGTATAGGCGAGTTACCTGATAAATATAGATAAAAAAATAATTTAAAGAAGGCTCTTTACTGAGCCTTTTTTTATTCCATATCTCTTTCATCAGCATAAACAATAACGCATCTACAATTTATAACATTAGCTGCACCACCTCTTGAATCACCTGCAAATCCCATTGGCACACCACCAACAGTAAAGTCTTCGTCCATATCTACTATTTGACCACTAGCTGCAGCGTGAGTTGGTCTTGTTCTACCATCATTGGTTGCAACCCATTTCTTTAACATCTTCATACCTAAATCTTCTTGTACTGTTTGATGATAGGAATGATTAGCAAAAGAAGCTGCACTATGTGTTTCGGTTCTAGCAATTAAGGCAGCTCTTGCTCTACTAATAGGTAAAAACTTATCTGATACAAGTTTAGCTATTTGTGGAAGTGTAAGATTATCTGCTCTACCCTGTTCTATGATCTTAGATATTCTATTTGCCATACGAACACTGATACCAGTTAGTATTAGTTGTCTTGTATTAAAATACTGATTAACAACATTTTCAAAGTCTAAGCTTCTACCAAATACTACAGCATCTTGTTTAAAATTATCTTGATACTTCTTTTCGTTAAAATCATAGATAGCTTTAAATACTCTACGATAGTGTGATTGTATTAATGGTATAAAGTCTTCATTAAGTATTTGTACTGCTGTTGCTTCTTGATATATCCCATACTCTTTGTATAGGTGCATTTGAACTCTTACAAACTTTCTAAATAAAGTATCTAATCTTTTAAAAAACCTTTTTTCTAAATTGTTTCTTAATATTAGTTGTTGTCTTATCTCATTGCGTTCAGATATTCTTCTCTGTCTTAAACTTCGTATGCGTTTGTATTGGGTTGCCTGACTCACAAGATAAATGAATAAAACTTATAAGTCAGGTCTTAGAGGAAAGTGCATGACCTTTTGGAAATAAATCTTGATCATGTTTACCACCTTGAAATCTACCTGTTCTCAAAGCAAACAAGAAACTGTTAGTTCTAGCATATGCCCACTGGTCAGGACCACTAACATTTGGTCTTACACTAGCAGGGTTGTTTCTATATGCACCAACACCTCTTCTAAAGACTGCTTCTAACATTCTTAGTGTTGCTCTTTTCTTTGGGTTATCACCATGCTTTTCGTTATGGTCATCTACCTTTTTTTGTAACGCTGCTTTTACTTTTGCAGAAACTTGTTTTTCATCTTCTATTACACTTATGTGTTTATCATCATCAATAGGTGTAAAGTCTTCTAATTCTTTTCTGCCTTCAAGCTTTTTGGTTAATTCAAGTATGACATCTTTCATGCCTTGTTCACCTAAGTTACCAATCACACCCCATTTAATTTGTGCGACTATACCTGCAACATTAGATAAGTTAGGCTCTTTACTGCCACTTCTAAAGGCTTGTCCGTCTCTAAAATGTCTAGCTGCCCATGCTTCTCTTTCTTTAATCCATTTCAAAACAGCAGGGGATTCAGAGCCGTCTCTTGCTCTACCCCATAACATATAAGCTTCATTACCTCTTATATTGCCACCTGTTTTCCATATTTGTTTACCAACACCTTCTTCTTTTAAATTAGTAGCAAAGGTATAACTAAACTGTGGATATGTACTGTTTCTTAATGAAATCTTTTTGTTATCACCACTTTTAGGGAAGTTAGTTAAATCATTCTTTTCTTCTTCCATCATAAAGTCATCATCAAAATCATCATCGTATTCTTTTAAATCTTCTTCATTAATTGGGTCTTCAGGTTTATCTACACCTTCATCTGTCAATGGGAATAGTGTTGCTGATATATATAAATCATCTGCACCATCTACAGGTTGTAGACCAATGATTTCTCTAGCTTCGTTTCTTGTCATAATCCCTTCACGAACTGCTGATGTTACATTCTCATATATCTTTCTTCTTCTTTCAGACAAAGCTGGTATTGCGTCAATATCAAATTCAAGTCTAAGTCTTTCATCAAACATAGGAACTAACCATTCGTTTAGGTCAGATGATAACTTTCTAAGATGTGGAATAATTGTTTCTTCATATAACGCTAATCTTGCTTCTGCTACATTGGCATAAGTTTGTGCATCAGGCACACCTACTAATTGAGACGGAACACCAAAGCACATGGCTATATCGGTTGCAGACATATGTTTAAGATTTAAAAAGTCCATATCCTTTGGTGTTAAACCCATTTCTTTCCAGTCAAAGTCACCTTCTAGTAATAAAGGTCTACCTGCATTGCCTGTACCACTAAATCTATTATTTAAATCAGTGAGTAATTGTTGTCTTTGTGATTCTGTAAGGTTTACAGCAAACCCTGCATCATCTTGTGGTTTAAATATAACTGCACCACTTGGTCTTGCTCCATTGTTAAGTAGATTGACATTGTGTTTACTAGCCATATTAAACTGATCTATCTCAACAGCTGCAGCACTCATAGGTGATAATCCATAGTAATCATCTAATGGATTCCAAAGCTTTATGTGTTTAAGTTCACTAAATCCATTCTCTTGATCTACTTCATAAGTATGATGCACTTTACCATTCAATACATATTGGTATTTATCAGGTATAGGATTGCCACTACCTTTGATTACAATTCTGTCAGGTCTTAGTTGATGTAACTCTTTAGGTGTACCTTGTTCTGCACCTACTTTAAGTATGTATGCATTACCACTTAAAAGCACATAACCAAATAAGCTGTTAAAAAACTCAGAGTAAGATTGTAATGGGTTTGGTCTATTTAATAAGTCTATTAATGGGTGTTGTTCTATGATTTGGTCACCAGCTTTTAAGATAAAGGGAACAGCACTTGCACCTCTTGATATTTCATTTACACAACGATAACAGATAGCATTTTTTAGATAACCTTCTTTTGCTAAGTCTTGATACTTATAACTCTTGATGTCATTTGAACCTACACCAAAATATCCCATCATGCCTGATTGTTTTGTCTCTTTTTGTTGTGTATTAAAGAGTCGTTGAAAAAATGTTTGTTCTGCCATCAGCTTATTCTCCAGTTTACTTGTCCTTTAGACTTGCTTAGTTCGGTTAATCCCCACACTAAAGCATCTAGTCTATCAGGTGAAGTATTATTTTCGCCAGTATAACTGCACATTTGCGACTCTAACTCTGAAAATACACCTACATGATGCACTCTTCGTTGTTCATACAAAGCTGAAATTGGTTCTGCTCTAAGTATTTTACCTCTTGTTGCTCTTACACTTCTGTAAGGAACATTGAAGTCATAGTTTCTTATAAGCCTTTCAACCAAGTCTCCACCATTGTTTACTTCAGCAACAATTCTATCAGCTTCCCACTCATAAAATGTGTTAATAGCTATTCTACCCCATTTTTCAGGAGTATGCCTACCTGATAAGTCTTCTAAAACATAAAAATGATTTTTATAATCTTTGCCTACTACCACTATGCCTGTTTCATCTGAGTTTGCATTAGATGTTACTGCTGGGTCAATAGCTACTATGATTTGTTGTAAGTCCACTTCTTCTTCTGTTCTACATTCTTCAATGAGTTGTGGTTTCCATAAAGCACCCTCGTAAGACTCAATAATCTCAGCATAAAGTTCTTGTCTACCTAAGTTAGTACCCTCATATCTTTCTTTCAGCATTTTTAAAGCACTTTCTGCTAGGTTTTCTGCATTCTCAAATGTACTACCTGTGGTTATATGGACATCATCTCTTTTAACTAAGTCTTTAATTATCTTGTTTGGTTTTGGTGTTGTAGTAATTACACACTGTGGGTTTTGACCTAATCTAAGACCAAACATTAATTGATCAAATGCTTCAGGGTATCTCCAAGCTGCTATTTCATCACACCATGCTCTATGAAACTGTGGTCCTCTTAATCTATCAGGCTCTTGTGCTGCATAACCTGTTATCTTAGACCCATTCCATAGTCTAATTTCAGATACACTTGATGAATAACCTTTTTGGTCATTTGATTTTAAAAAACATTCTTTTGGTATGACACTTAATAAACCACTCTCTCCACCAAAACAAACCCTTCTAAGGTCTCCATGTGTAGGAGCTACAACAGCACAGCTTACATTTGGATTACGCATAGCATAAAGAGCTATGTCTTCTGCACCACATCTTGTCTTACCAAATCCTCTACCTGCCATAACAAGCCATATAAGATATTCACCTTCAGGTGCTAATTGTTTTTTACGAGCAGTTTTTAACCAATCAGTGTAATGAGTCGCTGTCGCTGTTAAGGCGTTCTGTTTTAACAGCGTCAAGTAATTCCATAACTGACTTGAAGGCATCTGCTTCTTTAATTGTTGAGTGGACATTGATATTCTCTGTTACCTCTCCCATAGATATTTTGCCAAGCTTTTGTGCTAACAGTAATGCGTTAGTCAAAGCAAGAAATTGATTTGGAGCAAATGGCTTTGCACCATTGTTCATTGCGTCTTCATTAATATTTAGATAATAAGTTATTTGATTGATTATATCGTTTGCCTTTTTAAGTAATCTATCATCAAACTGTACTGAGTCTTTTGCTATTTTCTTTTGTCTTTCTTCGTTGATCTTTTCTTGTAACTCTACATTGTATTGTTCTCTAAGTGCTTTCCACCCCTCTGATTGTGATGCTCTGTATAGAGTTGCTGGTGCTACATTATATTTTTTGATTAAATTTTCTATTGAAAAATGTTTAACTTTACCTGACTTTAATTCAACGCCTTGCACAAACTCAGTTCTAATAAGAGTTTTTAATTCTTCTGTTAATTTTGTTTTAGTTGATTTTTTAGTCATGACATATCGGATATTATCATAAATAATTCCAAATCGTAAAATATTACATAAAAATAAATTACACCAAAATGGAATAATGTGTTATAATGGTTATATTGGTAAATA